AGGGCTCCGAGGTCGGCCAGGAGGGTGCGTCTCATAAAACGGCTATTGAACAGATTTGAGGATGGCATAGGAATCCGGCCGGCCGTGCGCAGCGGAGGCCAGGCGGTTGGGGAGGTTGTCGCGGACGGAGCAGCGGTAGCGGATGATGATGGCATACCGGCTCTTGTCCTTGGCCATGCTTTCCTGGCGGACCCGCATGAGCTTGCCGAAGGAGGGGCCTTCAAGGTCTGCCAGGATCTGGTGCAGCCGGGCCGGCCAGGCATGGAGCATGCGGGCCGCAGCAGAGGGGCCGCCGGCAGGCCTGGCAGTGCTGGCCAGGGTATGCAGCACGAGGTGCAGCGCGATGTCGGCGGCCCCCTGCTGGGATCCGCAGCCTGCATTGGCCCAGTCCACCGCCTCGACATCGACAAACACCGCCGGGCACTCAAACGGCGGATGCTCCTCCTCCTCCAGGTACTGCCCGAAGTAGGGGGCCACGCACCGGACAGGCGTGAGGCTGTCCTGGCTCAGGACAGCTGCGGCCTCGGGGCTTGCAAGCCGGGCCTCGATGGCTTCATAGAGATCGGTCTGCCACATTATCCGGCGGGGTCGATGAGGGTGAGGTTGAAAGCTTTCTGAAACTCGAAGAGGAGCCTGAGCCATTCCTGCTGGGCGCCTTCGCGCACGCAGAACTCGTTGAAGCGCTTGAACACCGGGACAGCAGTGTAAATGTTCATCTGGTCCTCGAGCATTTTGATCATGGCTACGAGCTGCCGGAGGGTTTTGACATCCACCGTGCTGTCCTCGCCGGCAAGGACTTTGGCCGCTTCGCGGTAGAGGAGCTGCTTGAGGTTGTCGGGCGCGAGCAGAAACTCCTGACGGCGCCGGTCCCAGTCATACTTTTTGGCCCAGGCGGAGACGGTTCCGGGCTGGACATCCAGCTCGGCGGCGATTTCGCCTTTCTGCTTGCCTCCGTAGAGCCACAGCAGCAGCCCCAGCTCAGGCTTCCTGGTGACGGCCTTTGTTTCCATCCGATATTTTGACCGCAAATAAATACGTAAGATTTTATATTTTAATTACTAAATTTGAGATTCATAAAATATTGTTAATCAATTATATAATAACCTATTATAAAAATTTACGGATTTGATTTTGCTTTTAAAAAACCTAAGATTTGCCTCAGTTATTCAAATCTCATCGGCCAGGCATGGCAAAATTCTGGAACATATCCCAGGCGGATCAGGGCTTCGAAATTCAGATTTCCGGCTATATCGGCGGGTGGGATGATTTCGGGTTCGCCGAATTTGAGGCGGAGTTCCGGGATCTGTGGCAGCACGGCCAGCCGGTTACGTTCCGGATCAACTCCCTGGGGGGCGATGTGCATGAGAGCATGGCCATCTACGACCTGGTGCGCCTGGCGCCGGTGCCCACCTTCGGGGTGGTGCACGGGGTGGCAGCCAGTGCGGCGGGGTGGGTGTTCCAGGCCTGCTCCTGGCGGCGGATGACGGAGCACAGCTTTGTGATGATCCACAAGGTGCAGGGCTGCGGCTGCGGGACCTCCGGGGAGCTTCGCGATACGGCGGATATGTCCGACCGGCTGGAAAAGAAGATCCGGCAGATCTACTATGACCGCAGCAGCAAAAGCAGGCCTACGGTGGATTCGTGGTTCAAAGAGCAGGGGGAGACCTGGCTCGACGCCGCCGAGTGCCTGAAGGCAGGCCTGGCAGATGAGATTATCAGGCCCGCAGCGGCAGGCGCCGCGCCCGCCTATCTGACAAATCAGAGCAAGTACCAAAACCGGACCGAGATGGAATTCAAACAGCAGGTAGCCCAGGCCTTCGGGCTGGACACGGCGGCCAAAGAAGACACGTTGCTGGCGGCCCTTACCCGTGCGGCGGCCGATCATCAGAACAGCGGCGCCCGCATCAAGACCCTGGAGGACGAGCTGGCGGCAGCCAAAGCTGAGCTGAAGCGTTTCCAGGACGCGGAAGCAGAGCGGCTCAAGGCCCAGGTATCCGCAGCGGAAGCGGCTGTGAACGCGGCTTTCCAGGGCGGTGCGCTGAATGAGGCGCAGAAGGCCATCTTCCTGAACCTGGCCAGGAAGGAGCCGGAGACCGTGCTGGGGCTGGTGCCTGCGGCGCAGGCGCCCCGGCAGCGCAGCCTGGGCGACGACCTGAATGCGGCCCTGCGCGAGGCTGCAGTGCCGCAGGCCGAGAACCTCGGCGACAAGGTGTCGCAGTATCTGGCAGCCAAGTATCCTGCCCAGAAGTAAGGCGCAGCAAGCAGCATAAGAAAAGACCTTTTCAAAGACCTGTACAATGTCCATTACGCTGACGACCAACTATGCCGGCAAGTATGCCGGGCAGTATATCGCTAAGGCCGTGCTGGCCGGACGGATGCTGGAGAACGACAACTGCCAGAAGTTTCTGGCGGTGAAAAGCAAAATGAACGCCCCGGTAGTATCCCTCAACGGGGTGATCAAGCCATACACCGAAGATTTCGTCGCTGCAGGTTCTGTCGTGATCTCTGAGAAGGTGCTGGACCCGGCAAAATTTTCGGTTCAGCTGGCCTTCAGCATCGACACGCTGGAGCAGATGTGGGAATCGGAGAAGATGGCGGCAGGCATGGGCGGCTCCGGCATGCCGCAGGACTTCCAGTCCTTCGTGGTGGCATACATCCAGAAGCAGGTCCGCAAGGAAGTGGACAACTATCTGTGGAACAGCGACACGGCGGGCACCGGCGTGCTGGCCCAGGTCGACGGCTGGCTGAAGCAGTTCGGCGCTGATGCGGCTGTGGCGGATGTGACGGCATCGACGCTGACGCAGGCCAACATCCTGGCCGAGATCACCAAGGTATACCAGGCGCTGCCGGAGGATGTGAGCGAGGAGGATACGCGGATTTTCATGAGCGTCGGCTCGCACAAGCTGCTCAAGGCCGCGCTGGCTTCCCGCGAGATCTACGCGCAGAACGAGAACATCGCCGCCACGATGCTCTACGACCAGAATGTGAAGCTCGTGAGCGTGCCGGGCTTCCCGGCCAACACCATGGTTGGAACGGCCAGCTACAACCTGATTTTCGGCACGGACCTCGAGAGCGACATGCAGTCCTTTTCGCTCATCGACATGCGCCAGACCACCGGCGACCGCAAGCTGCGGTTCCGGATGGACTTCAAAATGGATGTTTCCTACGGCTTCGGCAGCCACGTGGTGCTGTACAAGCCTGCCTGATCTGCTGCGTTCCTGATGTTGCTTTTCATAAGCTTTCCCCTCCAGGCTGGCCCGCCATCTGCGTGCGGGCCATGCCTGAGCCGGGGTTCATTCAACCGCTATGAGTATCTACGGACCTTCCCTGAAGAAATCCGGACGCCTGAAGGTCACCGACCGGCGGGCGGATAAAATTACCGGATTGCTGCTCAGGGGTGCTGCTGTGCCCGGCAAGCTTGTGCTGGGCAGTGTATACAAGCTCAACAGCATCCGCGATGCGGAGGACACGCTCGGCATCGATGCGGCCTACGACGCGGCCAATGCTGTGCTGGTGTGGTACCACCTGAGCGAATTCTACCTGCGGGCAGGCGAAGGGACCGAGGTCTGGCTTATGGTAGTGCCTCAGACGGCGCTGCTGGCCGATCTGGCAGACGAGGCCCGCACCCTGGTGCATGAAAGCAACGGAGCAGTCCGCCGGCTGGCGGTAGGGGGCATTCCGCACAGCGGGTACTCCCCGGTGCTGGCCGACGGCATGGAAGCCGCCACCGCCGATGCCATTCCGGTATTTCAGGAGCTGGCCGTGGAGATGTACGGGCTGAAGCGCCCCTTCAATGTGATCCTCGAAGGCAGGAACATGAACGGGGCTGCCTCCGCCTGGGCAGATCTGCGCGACCCGCTCGGCCCTGCGGGCGGAGCCAACAAAGTAACCCTGGTGATTGCGCAGGATCCGGACATTGCGGCCCTGAATGCTGCGTATGCAAAGCACGCAGCCATCGGCACGCTCGCAGGCATGGCTGCCAGGCGGCGCGTGCATGAGTCTGTAGGCTATGTGCTCGACGGCGATATTTCCGATCCGGGCCGGGGCCGCTGGCTCAAGGCAGCTTTCAGCGACGGCACCAGCGTGGCTTCCAAGTTTGCGGACTGGCCGCTGATCGATGACAAAGGCTATGTCTTTGCGCGGAATTTCCCGGGCCGCGACGGCGTGTTTTTCAACGACGGCCATACGTGCGCGCCGATGGATGATCCGGAAAGCACCATCCAGTACGGCCAGGTTCTCGACAAGGCCAGCCGTGTGCTCTACAGCCGGCTGCTGGACTTTTTCCAGGCTCCTGTGGCACTGACCGAGGCCGGCCTGATCCCTGAGGGCGCAAGGACCGAGATGCAGGAGATCCTGGCGGCTGAGCTGGACCTGCAGATGACTTCCCAAGGGGAGATCTCTGCCCGGAAGGTGACGGTGGACCCGTCGAGCGATCTGGTGAACCCGCCCCGCGAGCTGAAGGTGCTCTTCGAAATTGTGCCGGCGGGCACCATCACTGCGATTTCCGGCACTGTACTCTTAACCGCTTCACTCTAATGGCACGGGCTATCATCAACAGGCGCGCTGTGGACGGCGCGGATATCGAAGTCACGATCCTGGGCGCAGACCTCCAGGGGTTCGAGTCGATCACGTATGAGGAGACTCCTGCTACCCAGCTCAACCGTGCAAAGGGCAGGAAGCCATACAGCTACAGCATCGGCGGGCCGGAGTACAGCGGGTCTATCACCCTCTATCATGACACGGTTTCGGAAATCGAGGCTGCCCTGGAGCCTGGCAAATCGCTCCTCGATATTCTTCCATTCCCGATTGTGGTGCGGTATGTGGCATCCTCCGGGCGCATCGTCAAGGACATTGTGACAGCCAGCTTCAAAAAAATGATGAGGGGCGGCGGCACGTCGGACCTTGGCCTGAAGTATGAGTACGAGCTGTTTGTAGTGGATATTCAATGGAATGCAGCATGAGCCGGCGCAATGCAGATAAAATCATATCGGTGGAGATCCCCGCTGCACCGGGATCATTCCTGGAGGTCCCGGTCTGGATGCCGGACCGCAAGGTGATCTTTTTCTTCCAGGGCCAGACCGACCTGGCCGAAGCCGAGAATGTGCTCTGGGAAAACTGCGTGGCGGATGACGGTATCCGGGAATCGTGCAAGGACGATGATGCGGTGTATTATGCCGTGGTCGAAGCGCTGTCGCAGCTGATTCTGGACCGGGTGCGCGAAACGGCCCGCATCACAGACGCATGCACGATGGAGTTCGCAGAGGGCAGGAAGCTCCAGTACACGCCTCCAGACCGCAAAGCGCGGGCTCAGTACCGGCAGACGGCTGCGGCAGACCGGCAGATGGCGGCCTCGGAACTGTTCAAGGCCTGCTTCGAAAAGGATGATGCAGCCTGGATCATGCAGGAGGACGGCAGGTATTACCAGGCGCTCAACGGACTGCTTACGCATTTCGCGCGCGCAGCCTACAGCATAAAAAACGCCTAGCGTCTTCCCTGCCTATCGCTGAAGACCGCAGCGAAGACGCTTTCTTCCGGCAGTCGGATGCCCTGATACGGGTCTTCCTGCAGATGGA